GAGCAGGGTGAATTTTTGGAATTGATTTATTATCTTTTTCCCAAGTAAACCAATTAAAAATCATATGTCCTGTTCCTCTGATGTTTTTCCCATTTTCATCAACCTGAAGTCCATTCCTAAATTTTGGAAGTTTATCACGATATAAAACTAACGCATACTCTGTTGCTCCAACTATACGCATATTCGCTTTTAATACTTGAGGACTATAATTTTTGATAAATACAAGTGGTATATTATGTTTAAATCCATATTTTTCAGCGTATTTAATTACAGTCTGCATTTGTTCAAATGAGCAAAACACAATCATACATGGCGCATCTGATGATTTACCTCTCCCATTACTTTTAGTTGGCTCTTTCTTTAATAATCTATTACAAAAGTGAAAATATTCCGCAATATTAAAATTAAAATCCGTATTAAAAGCTGCTTTTCCTGCTAATTTACTTTCTCCATTTTTATTATCACCATTCTTATACCACATTGGGTTAGAACCATAGAAATTGTTGCCTATGTTATATGGAATGTCGGCTATTACAAGTTGTGCTTTTGGTATTCCATACCTTTTAAAATTCTGAAAATTGTCATTATATAATTCAGTTTTTATCATTTTTCTTTTAGGAGTAAATCCAGATTTATTGTGCGCACAAACCTCTTACTCCTCTCTATAATTAATTTATATCTTTTAATGAAACGGAAATTTTAAATATTAATTTAATTCTATTTAAATAACTCTTATTTTTGCAAATTTTGGATAATCATTTTTCTTCCATACCATATGACAATATGCAACTGAATCTGTTCCGCTTTTATCAGTAAAACTCATACGTTTATGATGTACAAATATCCATTTAGGCATGTATTTATCGAAAAAATCTTTTCTTGTTTTTGTTTCTAAGAAGTTTAATCTTAATAACATAATTACATATCCATCATTTCTTACATCATTTAATGCTTTAGTAATAAATTCTATAGCTTTATTAAATGGTGGATTAGAAATAATCAAATATGGGGAGTCTTTAAATTCTTTTTGAAGATAATCACATTTTTCATTTGCTAAACTGTCTGGTCTTATATCGATTGTTTTTATATATGTATTATCAATAGCATAATAATCTTTTAACGCTGCGGGATAACTCATCATATGTAATTTGTCACCGCCAGCACAAGGATCTAATATATAATTATTATTTGTTGAGAAATCCAACGTTACTTCTTCATCTAAGGCAGATAAAAAAGTTATTATATCTTTAATAGGTGTTACATAATAATCTGAAATATGTTCTTGTCGTGCATTACTTCTATTTGTACTACTCATTAGTCACCTTATAGCGGTTGCAACCTTATCACATGTGACTATTTATTTCCTTTCTTTTTAAGTTAATTTTATTTTTCTTTCAACTACTACAATAGTGTCGTTGTGCCAACCTCCATGTGGAACTAATAATATTTCTGCTATCTCAAATCCATATTTCTTTCCAATACCGCCGCTGTTCCAACTACAAGTAATTACAATGCCATCAGGCTTTACTATTCTTCCTATTTGTTCTTTTTGCTTACTCCAGTAACTTGATTGTGTGGTTTGCATATTTACTGTGAAATTTAAATTTCTATAGCACTCACTAACTTGTCTTGGAGAATATGGAGGATCATATAAAACAGTATCTATTGAGTTGTCATTAAATCTTTTTAAAAAATCTAAAGCATCCAAATGATAATCGGTATTATATTGCCCATCTAAATCATTTGTAATTGTTGCTATTTTACTATCATTCGCAAACGGATCAATAATAGTACCTTTAGCATATTTATGTATTAATTCATTAATTGGTTTAATTGAAAATGTTTTACTATTAGGCATTGCCCAAGTTCTATTAATTATTATTGTGTTTATCCTTTCTTTTAAATTATTTCATACCAATAATCAAATATTTTTCTATATGTATTTCCTGAAGATATAGGATTTTTGTATCTTCTTACTTTTTTATTACTATATCTTTTGAAGTACGATGAAACACTATTTGCATGTTTGCTTTTATATAATCTTTTATAATATGGCTTATCATTTTCATCTAAAATTAAATATACAGGAGAAGGATATTTATTACGTGTCTCCGATAAATATTTTAAATGGTCTTTATATTTTAATTTTTTATATGTTCTCATGATAATCATCCTCCTCTGTATACTTTAATTTAATGTTTAAAATCGGTGATTTATCGGTAAAATAACACTATATGTTGTGTTTTGTAATGATAATAAATACTATATATAGTATTACAATTCACTTAATTGTTTTTTATATTCAGTTTGTTTCTCTTGAAGAAATATTATTAAGTCATTTCGTATTATATTAGGAATAATTGGATGACTTGCCATATCTAAATCGCCTAAAATTAAATCATGATTTTTTATATTAATTCTATTTACATAATTTATAAATTTGATTGAGTCATTTAAATTATTTGCTTTTTGTAAAGTTTTATCAGTCATTAAATTTACCTTTCTGTATTATTAAAATTTCAATTTTTAATCAATGGTTTTAATTCTAATTTCTTGATGTGCAGCAACTACTATATCTGGTACATCAATTAATTCCATAATATTTATAGTTGGATTATCAAAATCATAATTCCAATTAATAGAAAATACATTATCACTAATAGGAGAAACAGTTTTTCTTACAGTTTGATCTAAAAATAGATTATAATAATCAATAATATTTTCTTTACAGACAAAATTAAATTTTGATTTATTGACTGAAACTAATTGATATGTAATATTTTTAGTTTTATATGTGTCTTTATTTATCCAGTGAGCATTTGTAATTTGTAATAATCCATAATTTGTTTCTTTATATTCAAATATGTTTAAAATGTCTAATGATAAAGGAACAATATAATTAAACTTTACAAGATGTAATAATTCTTTATCACACTTTTTATATTTTTTAAAATCTTCCACTCTATAATCATAAGTTTTATATTTTTTGTTTTTTTCTATTTTAACGTCCATAATTTATTTCACCTTCTTATATAAAATTAACATTTTATTTATTTCATATATAAAACTATTTTATTTTATTTAATATAATTCTTTAGGAATAAAACTAAAAAACCATTTTATAACTTCAATAGTCCATCCATCACCACACATATTGTAAATATGCGATTTGGCAACATTCATTTTGTACCAATCTGGAACTGTTTGAAGTTTTCTATATTCATTTTCAGTTAATTTTCTGCACATTTTCTTTTTTACATCATAGACTTTCTTTTGTAGATTTCCACCTCGACATGCTGTTAATGTAGCACCCTTAAACATTGGATTATTTACTCTTTTTAATATGTCATGCCCGTTTATATGTAATGTTGCACACACTTTTTTATCCAAGCCGTGAAAATCAAAATCACATTTATAGTAATATTCATCAGGTACATTATCATCTAAAATGTCTGCTAAAACTAATTTGTTTTCAGTTGGTATGGTTAAGTAGTTATATTCAATATTTGTCCAGTATAACCTCGACCTATCACATGCAGAAAATAGGTTGCTGTCAATATGTACCCATTCATTTCCAAGTCTATTACTGACAATATTTCTATTTTCCGAATCCATTCCATCTACATTTTCGCATAGATATAACACTTTGGAATTATTGTTTTCTTTTATCCAATCCAATATATCTGCACACGGATAAAACAACCATGATTCCCTCCCATTTAATCCATCATCATACCCTTTTCGTCCTTTTACTGCTTTGGAATTATTTCTACATGGGAATCCAAAAAGAACTAAATCTATCTTTGGTAAACTTCTTAACCACTCTTCATTTTTATATAAATTTAACAGGTTTCCACACTGAATTGTGTTAGGGAAGTTATCTTGCGTAACTTGTATTGCCTTATTATATATTTCACTTGCATAATATTTATTAACGGGTATATTTATCTCGGTTGCTGCAATTTGCCCACAACTCATGCCATCACATAAACTTAATATATTTATTTTTTTTACAGGAGTAAACAGCTATTTATTGTCCGGACAAAACTCTTTTCTCCCTTCTATCAATTTATTCCATATATAAAATAACTCTATTTTCTTTCAATGATTTTTTAATGTCTATAATTCTTTGATTTTTACTCCCACGAAAAGCTAATGTAATGTCTCGTAATTCATCAATATATTGTCCATCTACAAGAACATCGCATAACTTAATAATTTCTTGTCTTTGAATTTTATTAATATCTAAACAATCTAAGCAAACTTGATTAGGTTGAGAAAAAATATTTTCCCATATATATCCAGAGTATAGCCATATTGATTTATCAAGAAATTTTTCTTTAATTTCTTGGACTAATCTTAATACATCGGAAACATTTTCATCAGCTAAAGGTTCTCCCCCTAACAAGCTAATTCTCTTTATATATGAGGGACTGGCTAATTCTAAAAAATTATTAAGAGTTTTTTGATTCCACTCTGTCCCTCCATTAAAATCCCACGTTTCCTGGTTAAAACAATTTTTACAATGGAAATGGCAGCCCTGAACAAACAGGGCAATACCAACTCCTTCTCCATTACTTATATCCGAATCTCTAATTTGAGCATATCTCAATTGTTATTCTCCTTTATATTCATGATTATCGAGGTGAACATATCTTTCAGCTATCTCCTCTGTCCGGCCTTCATTCCAAAAATTAGTGCCAATATCCTTTATACCCTCGGTTTCCCGATATTTATTAGGGGAGTAGACTATACTATATAATTATTTATCTATTTTTTATTTTTTATTAAATTACATTATTTTTTATTTGATTATTATAATTAAAATTACTTCTATATCTTCCATCTAAAAAATCTCTTACAATATGTTGCAGTTTCATTGTATATTCAGTGTTTTCTTTGGCTGTACACCATTCCAAATTTTCAACTCTATTATCCGAACGGATGCAATTTTTATGGTTAACATATTTTTTATTATCTGGATTAGGAATAAAATATTGTGCCACAAGTCTATGTATATATAAATCTTTTCGTTTATTGGTAATATTATTTCGAGCGTAAATTCTTGCATATCCATTTTTTGTTAATCGTGGTTTAATTTCATACATCATAACCGTTTTATTTTTATTCCTATTTCCTTTTCCTAAATTGCAATATACTTTCCCGTTGCTTGAAACAAAATATCCTTTATAATTTATAAGTTCCTTAATAATTGTTTTAATATACTTCCTTTTCATTTAGATAAATAATTGTTCCGTATGGTAGTCGTTGAGCGTCTTCCATCAGCATTATCTGTTAAGGAATTGCGTTGCGTCTGAGTGACTTGCACACTCGGTTGTCCCTACTCTAATCTTTTTTATGGTTTCTATCCTGTCGGACTGTTGAATTTTTAATTCATACCGCTTTCACGCTTATCGTTTCCAATTACGTTGTAGCAGATTAGTATTATGGGGAGTTTCCCGCAATTAAACGGATTTATCGTGGACTATATGGTTTTCAGTTTAATCCACAAGTTCTTCTCGCTACATTCATCTTTGTGGTATCTCTATTACCGCAATTAGGACATTCCCAAATTAATTCTCCATTGTCATCTACTATTTTTATTTCTCCGTCATAGCCACATACTTGACAATAATCACTTTTTGTATTAATTTCGGCATACATAATATTTTCATAGATAAATTTAAGGACTTCCATTATAGCCTCAGTATTATTTATCATATCAGCAGATTCAATATAGCTTATTGCTCCTCCCGGAGATAGTTTCTGAAATTCACTTTCAAGAGACAATTTATTAAATGGATTTATTTCTTCAAATACTGGCACATGATAAGAATTTGTTACATAATCTTTATCCGTAATTCCTTCAATTTCTCCAAATCTTTTTTTCAAACACTTGGCAAATTTATATGTAGTAGATTCTATTGGAGAACCATAAAGACTATAATCAATATTTTCTTCTGATTTCCATTTATTGCATTTATCATTAAGTGCTTGCATTACATTTAATCCAAATTCTTTTCCGATACCATTATCTGTATGTGAATGATCAGTCATATATTTTACACACTCATAAAGTCCTGCATAGCCCAAAGATATGGTTGAGTAACCATTATGTAATAGTTTATCTATCTTCTCACCTTTTTTAAGCCTTGCAAATGCCCCGTCTTGCCATAATATTGGAGCAACATCAGAAGTTGTATCTTCAAGTCTTTCGTGTCTACATTTCAATGCTTTATGACATAACTCTGTTCTTTCATCAAATATCTTCCAGAATTTTTTAATATCCCTGCCGGAAGACAAAGCAACATCTACAAGATTAATTGTAACTACACCCTGATTAAATCTTCCGTAATACTTAGGTTTGCCGTTTTCGTCAACATACGGTGTAAGGAATGATCTGCAGCCCATGCACGGATACACATTCCCATGACCATTTTTATCAATCTTGTATTCAAGCATTTTCTTTTCCGATATATAATCAGGTACCATTCTTTTGGCCGTACATTTGGCTGAAAGTTCTGTAAGGTAATAATAAGGTGTACCTTCTGATATATTATCTTCCTCAAGAACATATAATAATTTTGGAAATGCTTGTGTTACATAAACACCATCTTCATTTTTTAATCCTAAAATTCTTTGATGCAAAAATTCTTCGATTATCATTGAAAGTTCTTTTTTATATTCTTGAGTTTCTCCTAAATACATAAAAACACTAAGGAACGGAGCTTGCCCATTTGTAGTTGACATTGAATTACATTGATAATTAAATGTCTGAACTCCATCTGTTATTTCTTTTTTTGTGTCTTCATTTGCATATTTAATCGAATCATTTTCACTAAATCCTCTTTTTAAATATTTCTTTTTATGATAATTCCAACTATCTCTTACAAATGGAGCTAAATGTGTTAATGTAATAGTAGCTCCTCCATATTGACTTGATGTCACTGCTGTAATTATTTGTGTAGCTATTGTCATAGCTGTTAAAAATCTATGAGGTTTTTCAATCATAACTTTATTAATACAAGTGCCATTTTGAAGCATATCTTCGAGATTAATTAAACAACAATTAGTGATGGCATTTTGCCCATAATAATCAGCATCATGAAAGTGTATGAATCCTTCATTATGTGCTTGAACAATCTCTGGAGGTAATAAAAAACGCTTTGTTATATCTGTGCTTATAATACCAGCCATATAGTCACGTTGTGTTGTTAAAAGACGTGGATTTTTATTTGAATTTTCTTTATTCCAATAATTACTTGTACCATTTAATAATTCTTCAATTTGTTCATCTGTGGTATTGTTATTATTTCTTTGGAATTCTCTAACGCTACGATAACTTTCATATTCTCTTGCCGTTAGATTTTGTTCTTTTTCAATTAATTTATCGAATACAATTTTTTCAATCTCATAAATACTAATTTCTTCTTTATTTTTAGATTCATTATAGATTTCATTTGCAATATCTATAGCAATATCTTCTCTTACAATTCCACTGCCATTTTTCATTGCCTTTAATATTGCATTTTCAATTTTTGATTTATCAAATTCAACTTCGCTACAATCTCTTTTTATTACTTTTGTCATATAATTATCTTTTCTCCTTTTCTCATCAATTTCCGTAAATTAATGAGCAGAAACAATCATATATATCACCATCTCACTTTTCTATAAATGATTAATTAATTAAATCATTCTCCCCTTTCTATTTTATCAATATAATCATAAGTATCCTTTTTACACTTGCTTATACAATCCTCGCAAATAATTTCTCCGGCAATTTCGTAATATGTATCGCTCACTTGTTTGTTGCATTTGCAACAGAACGGAGCATATTCTTGAAATTCTTTTTCTTGCTTATATTCCTTATTTAAATATTGATTTAAAAAATATGTATTACCATCAATCATTATTTAATCCTTATTTATACAATATACCAATCATCAGCCAAACAATCATTAACGCTTGGAACCCATGTAGAAACTGTTCCTTTTACATTTTTAATTGCAAAATATGGTTCATATTCAACCATTCCCTGTTTATCTGCTATAGAATCTCCTATCTTTGTTATAGATTTATATTTATTAGCAGGGACATAATATACAAACATTCCTTTCCCACTCCATCCTTTACGTGCAATTTTTTTACCGTTTATTAATAATGGAAGAATATTACTAAAAGTATAGGTGGAAATAGAATTTAAATAATTTGATATGTCTCCTAAAACAGAGTTAAAAGATTTATAATCATCTATTTCATTATCTATCTTTGTTTCAATATTAAGCTCATCTTTAAGAAATTTAGAACATGTTTTTATATCTGTATTTAATAATACCTTTATTATGTCAGCTCTTGTTACTTTATTCATAAAATTTATCTCCTCTATTTAAAAACAATGTTTCTATTACATTTATCATTTTTTCATCTTTATTCATATTATTATTTTTGCTATTAACAATATA